TTTACCAGCAATATCAGCAGCAGCACTTCCTGTAATATTAGTATTAACGACTTCGTTAATATCAATAGAGGAAGAAACACCACCAAGATAGGTACATAGTTCAGAGAAACCGTCACCAACAGAAACACCCCAGTGTTTCTCTAACTGATCTTTATAATCTTTATTACCTGATTGGGTAATCTCTTTCCATTTTTGTAAAAATTCAGCTTGACGAAGGACCAATATAGAGAGATCACCAACAGTATCAAATGCAGGCAAGTTTTTAGTAGCCGTACCGCTCGCAGTAAGAGGAGAAGTTCCAACAGTAGAGAAATGAGAGAGAGTAAGTTTACCAGTTACATTCGGAGTAATCGAAGCAACAGCCGTTTCACCATATTGTTGATGTGGAAGAACGCCATGGAACAAGTCTTTTTGCCAATTGCAATAACGCAAATCAAAAAAATTATAGTTCTGATAAAATTCAGTAGAATAAGTATTATCAAGATTCATTGAAGAACCGTCCAAATAGTCAACGTTAAAAGTAGAAGGAGAAACTCTTTCCCATTGACTATCACGATAGAAATCTGAATATATTTTCTGATAAGCAAGCAAACCAAAAACATTTTGATTAACATTAGCCATTAAAGGCGCACTATTCCAATCATCAGCCAAAAATGATTCATAATTACCATAACCAAGATACTCCAACAACTTTACAGAAGATTTTGAACGATCATAGCCAAAATAATTAGATTTATAATTAGCTAAAGCAGAAGCAGTACTAAGAGCATTAATATAAGAAGCAATTGCCTCCGAAGTCATATAAGGCATCTCACCACTCAAAACAAAATTCTTTGTAGGATCAATAGACACAGCATGTTGAGGGTTATCATACATTTGCGTCAAAACTGTATTAGACTTATTCCACAACAAATCATAGGGCACAAAAAAGAAATCATAATACTCTCTGATACGAGCAAATGCAGCAGTATTAACAGGTTGCGTTCGAGTAAACGCCTTAAGATTGATTTTAAACGTATCACCGGGAAGCACTTCCTTAACCATTACTGGAAGCAATTCACCAGCTTTAGCCGTAAAATTTTTCTTAAAGGACAAATCAAATCCATTACGCGAGGGTTTATTGCGGATGGACTTTAAAGACATAATATTTGCCATAACATTAAAAAATTAAATTAAACATTATTCGTCGACGAAAATTTTATTCAAATCATTAAGTTTCTTATGTTTTATTCGGTCAGAAAACAACTTATTTATCTGCATATCATACAATCTATATACAGGAGTTTTTTTATAAACCGAAGAATTAAAATAAACATTATCATAAAAAAATGGATAATAACTATTTTCCCAAGCATCAGACATTAAATCAAGGTCACCAACCAAATCACTCTCATAGAATAATTGTTGATTTTCAAAAAATTTTTTCAAATGCATATAATCCAAACGGGAATAAAATTCCTCAATAAGCTTCAACTTTCGTTTTTGCTCCGACAAGGTAGGCCTGTCACACACATAATATAAAAAGTGTTTCGAAAGAAGTAATTCCGTATAGATACGATGAACATAACGGCACATCTCAATACTATCAAGAGAATAGTTAACTATCTCAGGTTCAAAGAAATATTGGGCAAGATGATACAAATCCGATTGGTCGGAAACCTCACCGAATATATCCAAACAATAAGTATCTTTCTTATTATGAAAATAATAAATATAACCTACTATTTCCTTCGCAAGCGCGAACGTCGTTTCGGCGGACGGGAATAAACGCCTTGCTGTATCATATACTCCATAAGAGTAAGCACGTTCACGTGAAGATTTACCAGCAAATCCTTTACATTTGGGGAAGAAGTAAGCGTAAGACGACCGCCATACATCAAACTCTTTATATTTTCCATTGATAACGATGCTTCTTTTAATAAACTGCTCAGGGGTAAGCGAATATACTTTCGCTCGTTCACTTTGCAAAAAGCCTTGACCCAGCTTTTGAGAATGAACGCAGAATGGACAGAGGGTAGGTAATGTAAGAACTTTGGGTACAAGCACACTGCTATTAACATAGCCCGCAACGTACGATGAACACTTACCTTTGGATATTTGACAGTCGACACGACCATAGGACCATGCCTCAGATACAGCCGCTGAACATACTTGTAAGGCTTCATCTGATTGGAGGAATAATAAGATATGATAATGCGGGCGGAAGTGTACAGGTCCGTATTCGCCAATGGCAAAATAACGCACTTTTTCTTGGGGGAATCTTTTTGTAACATAATAACGAAATCTCTTAAAAAACAACTGTAAATCAAACTTTCTCAAATAAGGGAGATAACCAAATAAATGGAATTTGTCCTGTAAACGTTCAATCTCTTTTATCGGCAAATCAGCATCACCAAGATACTCACCAGTTTCAACATCTACGAGGTCATGCCCGTAAGGCCTTTCCATAGAGTCAACAAACTGTGCACGAGGAATGAAACGGTTTGCATAAGTAAGTGTAATAAACAACGTATGTTTAGATGAATAACTTTCCAAATCGCACTGAAATGCATATCGGGAATTTTTAGCCAAAATACAAGCTTTACAATGTCCACAAGGGACAGTAATAGCTTCATTTGTATAAGGGTTAACAATACGTTGAGGATTCAGACACTTGCAAAAGGGGTTGAACAACGACATAATTACTTATAATTTAAATCAACAGTAGTAGAATCAACAGAAGTAGCCTGAGACTGCTCGGTAGACTGATTACTATTAGTATTGTTCTTACTAATACTCATACTCATAGTGCATGATACACAAAGCCAAACAGCTGCAATAGCTACAACCGCTTTGACTACAATCTCAATTGTCTTATAAATCTTTTCCTTATCCATAGTAATAAAAAAATT